CCCAAATCCCTCAGCAACAGCTGAAGTGCCACTTGCAATGTTTGAGCCACCTACTTGAATCACCGCATTTGCCCCTGTTCCTGACAGCCAAAAATCTGCGTCTAATCCAGTGGAAAAAATATCATATAAATCAGTTCCTCCTGAATAAATTACACTTCCAGTTTCTGCAGAAAAGTTACCAGAGATTTTAATATTATTAAAATCAGCAGTTCCGCTGAATTGAGTATTCAAAGAAACTCTTCCGATTCCAAATGTGACTCCAGTGGGTATTAATTCTCCAATCATTTTTTATTTTTTTAATAAATAGTTTTTTAATATTTAATTATGTCGTTTTCTTTCATAATCCACTTATCATATATGTTGTCCCATCTTATTTGTATTTCTACTAATAGCGATGTATCTCCAGATAGATAAATACTTCTATAGTCGTCAGCATATCCACGATAACTAGTAGCCATAGTATATAAGCCCTCTTCTAGTTCGCCAAACTCGAAATATCCTGTTAAATCTGTTGTTGTTGTTACAAATGCAGAATTTGGATAGGTTAATTGAATGGTTGCTCCAGTTACAGTACTTCCAGATACATATCCACTTAATATATATTCACCCAATGGACTTTCTTCCAATAAAGACTCTGGCGTTGTAAAACCTGCAATTGTTTCTACATAAGGGCTATCAGATTGAACAGCTACGAATAATTTAACTGCATCTGTTTGTGTTTGAGCTGATTTCGTTTCTGAAAAAGTAACAACAAATTGTCTAACGCCAAATATATTTTCTAAATACTTTACATTTCCAATTCTGTATAAGAAACTAGAAGATTTACCTTTTAAGGGAATTGATGCGCTCCTAATTGACTTATTTGTAGAAAACTCTGTATCAGTATATTTTATCTTACTTTCTGCAAAGTGAAGATTTTTTTCATTTTTTGCAATTGGATAGTTAAATATAGACCCTGAAAAACTAGTATCTCCAGTGTTATAATTTATTTGAATTAAATACTCATCAGCTCCCTCTCCTTCTGACCAAAAGAATTCAGGGGCAAAAGTTGTTAAAGTACCTTCCACATAAGGGTATTCTATTTTTGGTTTATCTGGAACTGTGAAATATGTAAAATAAGCACCTCTAACTTCTAGTCCAGTAAAATCACCAGCTTGAATTGTATGAACAGGATCAGATGTGGTAAAATTAAATGTATTATTCCATACTTGTTCTGTTAGAACCCCATCAACGTATGTATAATAATTCTCATAATCCAACCCTTTGTCTATATCAAAAGAAAATTCAGTTTCAATAAAATATTGAGCTTTATCTTCAAATAATTCTTGTTTGAATTGACCTAAAGATTTAGAATATTGATCTGGGTAAAAGTCATAAATACTTGTTGTTATACCACTTGTGCTTCCTGTATATATTTTATACGGAGTTGTTAAAATAGGTTGTAATAACTTCGCATCTTCAAATGAAAGAGGTTGATCGTATGCTCTAACAAAATCAATCTGCGGATTAACCCCTAAACTTTCTATTCTTTTTTGCAAATAAGTTGACTCAGGTTTAGATAGTGCATCTTTTGTTCTAACTTCTCGCTCTATTGCAATTGTCGGTTGGTTTATTTGAAAGTTTTTAAATGTATCATAGTCAACTTTATAGATTCTGTGAATAATTTTGCTAATAGAGACTATAGAACTAGTTTCGCCTGTAAATGTATATCTAATAAAAGGCCTAGAAAGGTTCGTGAATACACTTAATGGATTTTGCCCATAATAGTCCAATGTCCCCCCTATTGTTTGATAAGTGGGAATTGATTGTGAAAAAATTGGCAATCTTCCTCCGTATGATTCAGCCCAATAATTACTATAAAAGGATTGAATTTGAGATTGGTTATCGCCAGCTGTCGTATAATATATTTTTCTTTCTGGTATTGACATATTATTAATTTAGTTTAAGGGAAACCGAAAAATCTTGATGGAGGACTTATAAGTGTAGGTGGAAATTGTTGAGCTCCAGGTAGTGTAGTACTTGTTATTACTCCTGCGCCAACCATGCTTGGTTGTAAGCCTGTAGTAATAGAATTAGGGTTTACAAGCATATAAATAGATGGATGGCTGATGCCTCCATTTATTGTAGATACAATAAACGCATTAATATCTAAATTCCTTAAGTTTAATTCAGTTTGGTCATTTACTTTTGAAGTTACGTTTACAATTGAAGTATTTGGTTCATAAGCCTCTAGTTTTGTTCTAAATTCAGACCCATCGTTAAGACCTGGTTTATAAACAAATTTTTGTCTATTAAATATTGTGTTTCTTATTATTGTACCTTGACAATCAAAAATGGTTGTAGCTGGAATTAATTGTTCGAAATACGTATTGAAATTTACTTCTATTAAATCTAAAAATGGTTGTAGTTTGTGGAAAGTCAATCTATGAGATTGAGGATTACTCCACATATAATAACTTAGGTAAGCATTTCTTAGTTCTGGATAAAAGAATGAAGTATCTGTATGTCCTAAAACCTTTCTATTTCTTGGGTCTATAGAGTTTGTATAAATATGCTCAATGTATTGAGCGAAAGTCATTTCTGTAATGTTATCAGGTTGAATCACATCACACTCTACTGCATATTCAAATGGTACAGTTAAAGAACTAAATGGAGGAGCCATGCTACCCCATAGCCAACAAGTACCACTAAGTTGGTAGAATTGAAAAACATCGCACTCTATTGCTTGTGCTGGATCTAAACCTATATAAACTTCTTTTGTGTTTACAATATCTTCAGAGCCAAATACATTATCATCACCAACCACGACTTTTATATTATCAATTTCAGCTAGAGGGTCAAACTCTGGCTTCCATTGATTTATGTAAGCATCACCATTACCTCTTCCAGGTCCACCTTCTTGAAATATATACTCTGATACGCTATAATTGATGTATCCGTTCTCATTTATTTTATTTTGATCTACAGCAAATATTTCTGGCGCAGTTTGAGCCGCTGTAGATAATGGAGTGAATCCATCAGGTGTAATTTGGTTTTGATAAAATGATTGATTAATTTTATAAACAAACTCATCAAACCTTAAAAGACACTCTGGAGCACCTAATAATTTAAATATGAATTGTATAGCATCTCTTGTTCCCTTTCTTTTGTATAGCCAATTTATGTTTATTAAAATTCTTCTCCATATTTCCAAATTATAATAAGAAAAAGAATTATTTTCACCATCTGCATTCCCAGCTAAATATTGAAATAAATCTAATTCACTAAAACTGTCTGATAACTTCCATCCTAATAAGTTACTTAGTTTTTTCAAAAACTTATCTGGAACATTTTCAACTTTATTGTAGCTAATCGTGTGAGCAAATGCTATACCATCGATATATTTTTTAATTTCATCAAATTCATGACCATAGGTTTGAACAAGACTTGCATAAATTTGTTGTTGAGAATCTAATTCTAAATAATTTTCAGGAATTACTGTTTTTACTAAAATGTTTGTCTTTGCATCGTCTGTATTAGCCGCTGCTATTAACATTGATTTCTTGAAGTCTTCAAAGTAAGTTCCATAAGTATCTGGATTGAAACCGTCTATTGTTGTTGGCCACAAAAAATCATTACTTACTTCTTCTCTGTCATTTTCTACATCTAAAGTTTTTAAATTAAAACCATATAGCATATTATATTCCAATTCACTTAATTGAAATTTAAAATTTGCTACTCTTTGTTTTGTTGGTCTTATGTAGATTGGTAGAGAACTTGTTGTTCCTGTAACTCCCTCTAAAAAATCATTTATTGAAAACTCTAAATAAGAATTGGTGTTGGATGAAAATGAAAATCCTTGTATTTCTAAAACTTGAGTTTGAGCAGAGCTTGTCGTTGAGCTCATTTGTATAGCAAATTGACTATAATCACTAGCAATAGAAAGAGAGCCGATTGAACTTCCTGAATTTATAATTATACCACCTTGATTTTTTAAAACAGAATATGGTATTTTAAATTTAGCAGAACGCTGTCCTGTTAAGTTATTATAAGTAGATGTGTAGTCGTATATTGTAGTTCCTGAACCTCCATCATATGCTAAAATTGCATACGGGAAATTAGTCGTTACTGCATTTATTGCATTTGCAACCTCGGTGTAAAAAGAACCAAAATATGCATACGAATATGAATCTGAAGGGTTTAAATTTAACTCGTTAGGCGCAACACTATATGCAGTCGGCGGTTTTAAATCAACCCCATCAAGACTCTCAAGTGTTGAAAAGCTTCCGAAATTTAAACTTAATGTGCCAGAACTTAAAGGTTCAGAGGCATTGTCTGTATATATTCTAAAGTCACCAAAAGTAAAAATGGATGGTGAACTAGAGTTCACCAATCTAACGTCTTCACCAGGTCTGTAAAAAACAGATAGAGTATTCGCAGTATCGGGTAATGTCAAAAAATTAGAAGGCACTTTAAATAATATTTTTTATAAATATTACTAAAAAAGAATTCGAATCTAAAAGGTTATTACTTTTTATCTTAAAACTATTTAGATTAATAACTTTTTATAATAATTTTTATCGAATATTTATTTATAAAAACTAGAAATGGGGAGTTACTTACAGCCAGAGCCGCTAACATACATAAATATTAAATTAACTGACGCAGGGAGAAGAAAGCTTTCTCTAGGTCAGCTTAATTTTAATTCAGTTGTATTTTCTGATAAAGAAACAAATTACGGAATTGATAGAACTGGTCAATATGATCTTAGTTGTGGTAATAGAATATTATCTCCAATTGATGTCGAGCCTAAATTAACAAAAAATTATGATGGGAGTGACCCTGCATTAATTCAATCTGTTGGTTCTGCAACAAAAATAGTAACTGCTATGACTGAATCTGTAGGTTTCTTTTCGGGCTCTACAAATAATTGGATTATAGATTCAGGGTTTACTTTAGGACATTCAATAATATCTTATTCTGCACAAACTCCAAGCGGATTAAATACAATACAAATGACTGGTGGAACTTATTTTCCATCTGGAGGTGAATTAATGTTTGTTATTTGGAACCCAATTCAAAACAGCGGATCAACATATTCTGATAGTTTAATATTATCTGCAAATCCAAGTGTAGCGCTTTGGTATAGAGTGTTAACTGCAAATACAGGAACTTCAATAGTAACTTTAGATAGAGATTTGCCAAATTTTGGCCCTACTGATACATCTTCTTTGCAAAAGACAAATACTTACTTTTATCCATTTGATGGGGTGCAACAATATTATGGATCAGCATCAACAACTGATGTTAGGGTTTGGAATTTAAATATTGTAAGAACTAGTTCTGAGATTGGGACGACTCCAACAATAAGTGGATACACAAGTTATGGATCAATAGAATATAATGGAACAAAACAATTCTTAGGTTTTTCTTCGGAAACAAAAAATTTAGGAATTATACATTATACAAATAATTACACAGGAAATACCTATGCTGAACAATTAGTAGAAGGTACTGTTAGTATTGATGTGCCACATATAATGTGGCATAGAACTGCAGGTAATACTGGTCAGGTTATGACATGGGGTGGTAGTTTTACTGACGCTTACGGGCCTACAGTTTTTGACTCAATTGCACAAACTTCTTATAGACCGTTAAGAGACGGAAATTCAAGTACTAGCTTAGAAGTTGGTAGGGTTTATCATAAGTTTAAAATTATCATAATAACTGACCAAGAACTTTTACAAGCTCTTACGTTTAAATCTAACAGAAATTACACTTTACCTAAATTAACTCTAGATACTAGTTCAGCCCCTCAGTTTCCTCTCACAGAATCAACAGCATCTCCTTTTGTTAAAAGTGGATATACTTATTTCGTAACTTATTTAACTGAAAGTAATTATCTTTATTCTTCAGGTTCTTCTTACGGATATCCTTATTCTATGCCTTGTGGGTATTATTCTGAATTAAATGGTTCTCAGACTGCTGCATCTTCAGATTTATATTTAAAAGTTAATTTCCCAATTAATTCATTCCCTTATATGAGAAGCTCTACGGGGATGGATACATATTCTGGTACTGGTTGGAATGCAAATAAAATACAATTACTAGTAAATAGAGTTGATTTAAACACATTCCCTTTTGCTAATACTGGAAGTTTAGATACAGATTCTTGGAAATTAATTTCTGCAAACATAGGAAACGGAATATATAGTGGTGGTTCTACAACTGTTGATCCACTACAACTTCAAGGTTATTCATTTGTAATATCTCAAGAGGATTATGACAGTGGTACAACATATTCTATGACAGGTGCATATTCAGCATTTACTCAAAATATGGATTATTTGACATTTGGAGATGAATATATATTCTATGGAAATGTAACTGCAGGTATTAGAGCAACTGTGTTCAAATCAATTATCACAGCAGTAATGCCTGATACAATGTATAATAGCACACTTAATAATAGTTTTGATTTAGCTTATGATACAGATATTTATGTTACTGAAATTGCAGTGTTAGATTCTACAGGTGAATTGGTGGCTGTAGGTAAACCTACAGAACCTATTAAAAAGAATTCAAATAGATATTTAGCGATACAATTGGAAATAGATTTCTAAAAAAAATTTAATTTACAATATTTATTTAAAAGAATAATAATATGGGAAAAATAGAATCAGCGAGTACAGTTTATGCCACAGCTTATCTTACAGAAAAGGGTAGGAAATATCTTTTTAATCAAGGTAATATTAGGTTTGATAGTGCTGGAAATGACTTATTGGAAATGTTGTATTTTGCATTAAGTGATGTAGATACAAATTATCAAACAGCCGCTAGATTGGTTTCAGGTGATGTTCCAGATATTTCTGGTAAAAACGATAATTGTATAAAAGCAACTACAGATTATACTCAGAAAAATTTATTATATCAAACAGTTGATGTTTTAATCTTATCAGATCCACTTTATACTACAAATGCTCCTAATAATACAATAGGCTTAGATGTAGATAGTGTAATTACATTTCCAGTAGCTACAGATACTCCACCTGATGAACGAGTTGTTCTTACTGGTATTCAGTCTGTGTAATAAGACTATAAATGTAAATGATTAATTTTATAAAAATATAAACATGGCAACAATACCAAACATAGACCCTTTTACTTCGGCTCTAGTTTTTAAAAAAGAAATTATGTTTTCAACAACAGATGAAATTTCAGGACAAAACATAACTGAAGGATATAATGTAAGTGGTCCAACTAATAGCACTATTAATCCGATAACATTAACAGGAGGAAAAAAGTGTGTAGTTCCCATTACTTCAGATAATGGATCTGGAGCTCCATATTTAAAATTTCATTTTCCAAATGGAACTTCTGGAAATAAAACATACTTAACATTTGCTGTAAAAAACAGCAACATGGAAGATGGTTATTATGATTATACAACAGGGATACCTGCAGCTTACAGAAGTAAGTTAAAGCAATTTATCGTTTCACATCTTACTCCAACACAACAAGCTAATGCAAATGGAACAAAAACTAAAGAGTTGAGATTCACAACATATGGAAGTTCTACAAATAAACCAGCTGAAGCTATTGTTTTTTATTTTACATTCAGTGCCGTATTTAACGGTTTGTCAACTGAAGTAGCAAATAATGTTGGGGTAGAGTTTTTAACATTAAATCAAACTACAGGCGGCGGAGGTATTCCAATAACTGGATTTCCAGGGCCTGTTAATCAAAGAACAACTCTTACAGGTAATATCGAAACGATTTAAAGATATATATAGAAAAAAATAAAAAATAAAAATATGCCTAATACATTATTTAAGCCAGTAACTAGCAGAGTTTCTAGTAGACAAGAAAAGATAAGTTTTACTGGAACAAGTGGTGCTGAGCTTGTTTACACATTGTGTGATAGAACAGATACTTTGTCTAAAGAGGCAAATTATTTTTCTTCATTCGGTCTTCCATATGAATATGATGCTTTATCTAGTGGTTCTACATTAGCAAAGCAATTTCCTGAAATATATCAAATAAATCGTGATAAAATAGTTGTTGCTCCAATTCCAAAAGAAAACTATAGTGAATTAATTGACGGAAGAAGTATTACCATACATGTACCTCAGCTTAGTGGGGCTACAAGTATAAGTGCTAAAACTATATACTCTAGCACATATACAACTTTAACAAAGACGGATAATAATCCGATATTAGGTAATAATATCGCATTTTTATTTTCTGATGAATTAAATAAGCCATATACAGGTAAAACAGGTGGTGGAACAATTTCTCACTCTGGAAACACAACTTGGGGTTTAGGTTTAAATTACACAGAAAGACCTGCTGCAGTTTCTTATGCTGATTTAAGCACTTCTGATGTCAATACAGACAAAAGAGTTTGGTCAAGTGTTGTGTTGGCAAACGGAGTTCCTGAAAACTATCCTACAAACACAAATCAAGGATATAACTATGACATCCCACTAGGTTTTGTTGCATTAGATAAAGGATTTATTGTATTTACACACCCTTCTATTGTAGATAATATTCCTTGGAGTTTAGGTCAAGAAGAATATACAGGAGCACCAAATATAGCTGCAGGAACATCAAATATTTACTTTTCAGCAACACCAACATCAAATATTTCTTATATAGATATCAGTATTGAATATAAGACTACTGTTGTTTGCTTAGCATTCCCACAAGAGTTTTATTTTTCTAACAATCCAAGTTGGGATTTCCTATACAACTATAATGAAATGCTAAACCAAACTAATGGATTTGAATCTGTTTATGTAACAGAAGTTGGATTATATAATAGATTAAATGAGTTAGTGGCTGTAGCAAAATTAAGCGAACCGCTAGAAAAAACTTATACAAACATCATCAATTTCACTCTGAATATTGATGTATAAATAAAGCAATATTAAAAAGAAGCCTTGATATTAGTCAGGGCTTTTTTTATGTTTATTAAAAAATTATTATGGTATTAGCATTAGATATTTCTTCATCTTGTATTGGTTATTGTGTATTTAACAACGCAGGAAAATTATTAAAAATGAGTTGTGTAAAATTCAATAGCAAGCAAACAAAATTTGAGAGACTAGAAAAATTTATCGTAGAAATGCGTCAGGAAGGGGTAGATAAAATGCCTATTGAAACAATTGCTATAGAAGAGCCTTTGAAAAAATTTAAAGGAAAATTCTCATCTGCAGAAACAATAGCGATATTGAATTATTTTAACGGAATGATAAGTTCTTGGCTTTATACAAATTATAATTCAGAGCCTGCATACTACAATGTAAACAACGCTAGATCAACTGTTTTCCCAGGGTTAAAAGTTGCTAAAGAAGAAGGATCCATTAAGCATGAAGTTTGGAGAAAAGTTATGGAAAAAGAGCCTCAAATAAATTGGAGATATAGCCCTAGGACAAGAAAGTTGATGGACGAAAACTATGATCAGGCTGATGCATATGTTATTGGTATATGTCACTTAATTGTAATCAATAAACAATTAAATAATTAACCTTATCTTTTCCATAAAAATACATTGTATTACTTAGACTTGTCTAAATAAATATTGATCCCATTTGTCATATTTAAAAATATAAATTTTTTTTAAATATGACAAATGGTTATTTCATATGATTTTATTATTGTTTAATTAATTTTTTTTGACTAATTTTGTCTACATGGTTGGTCAAGATGAAAATAAATTTTTAATTGTTAATCTGATAGAAGGTTTTTTGGGTAGTCCCAAAAATTCTAGAAATGCAGAAAGCAAAAATCAATGGGAATTTAATTGCCCTAGCCCAACCTGTCGTCATGATCACGATAAGTTTAATTTAGCATACCAAGCATCAACATTTATTTTTAAGTGTTGGAAGTGCAAGTATAGTGGGTTTGTTCATAAACTCGTTAATGAATATGGAAAGCAATCTGATTTATCTAGATTAAAATTACTCCTTCCAGAACATAAAAGTCAAAGATTAAATATATTTAGAAATCCTGAAATTAACTATGATTTAGTTACTTGTGAATTACCTGATGGTTATTTACCGTTAAGCTATGAAAGGAATACTAATTTATATAGAATGGCTTATGATTATTTAACAAAAGAAAGAAAGATAACACAACAACAAATAGATAAATATAAAATTGGCTACACAGAAACAGGTTCAAGAAAATATAGAATAATATTGCCTTCACTTAACTCGTTGGGTAAAATAAACTACTTTGAAGCTAGGTCATATATGCTTAATCCGAAAATACCATATTATAAGCCAGACTCTCCAAATGTACAAGATATCATTTACAATGAATATTTTATTAATTGGGATTTAACAGTATATTTGGTTGAGGGTGTTTTTGACTCACTTAGAGTTCCGAATTCAATTCCATTATTAGGTAAAGGTATTTCTCCTTTATTGATAAGTAAATTATTAGAACATAATTCGAGAGTTGTACTTTGTCTTGATGGTGATGCATTTAAAGACAGCATTCAATATTATGACCAATTAACATCTTTAGGTTTGGATGTTTACTTTGTGGATTTAACGAATAAAAAAGATATCTCAAAATTATTTGAAGATGAAGGGCAGACTGCTGTTACTGCTTTATTAAAAACAGCAAAAAGATTAGATATAACTTATAGACTTACAAAAATTTTAAACGAATGAAAATTGCACACATTGCGGATGTTCAAATACGTTTTGGATCTAGACACGACGAATATAGACAAGTATTTCAAAGACTTTATGATGATTTAAAAATACAAAAACCTGATAGAATTTTTCTTGGGGGTGATTTGGTACATCATAAAATTAATATGTCGCCAAATTCATTTGAATTATTAGCAGAGCTTCTTTTGAATTTATCAAAAATAGCACCAACTGATGTAATATTAGGAAATCACGATTTAAACTTGCAACAGCTTGAGCAAGGTGATGCCATTTCACCAATATTCAAGTTGGGTAGTATGTTTGAAAAGGATGGAGATAAGACTGCTTTCATTGTTACTGATGAAAATAAAGATAAAATTGATTACAGTAAAAATGCTGTATATTATTTTCCAGATAGCGGTTTTTATGATATAGGCAATGGTGTTGTTTATGGAGTTTTTTCTTGTAAAGATAATGAGATTTTAGAGTTTTCGAAAAAGAAGGATAAAAAGAAGTATATAGCATTATACCATGGAACCGTTTATGGCGCAAGAGGGGATAATGGATATGAACAAAAGGGCGACAATTTAATGCGTTTGAGTACGTTTAAGGATTTCGACATTGTAATGCTCGGAGACATACATGAATATCAAAGTTTTAGAGATGACGCTTCTGTTGCGTATTCAGGTAGTTTGTTACAACAGAATTATGGAGAATCTATAGATAAAGGCTATTTGTTGTGGGATACAGATACGAATTCTCACGTTAGAAAATTTGTTCCAAATGATTATGGTTTTTCTAAGCTTGTAATTGCACGAGGTGAAAATATAGAAGATAGGTTAACTCATTTGAGATTTAGTCATAATAAAAAGAAAACTAGAGTTCATATTATTATTGAGGAATTAGAAGAAAATTTTTCCCAAGAAAGAGAAAACCAAGTTGCAAGACAAATAAAGGAGCTTCATGGGTGTGAAATCGTAAAAGTGGAACACTCTTTTGTTGCTAAAGATATTCTTGTTGATGATGAGGCTGAAGAAGATCCAAGAAAACAAAGTGAAGAATATATTAAAGAATTTATTGCTGATGGTACATTTGATTGTGATAATGATGAGATTGTCGATATCTTAAAGTTAAATGCTCAAATTAATCAAGAGCTTGGTATAAATGAACATGAAGATAAAACTGGTAGTTCGTGGTATATGGAAAAAATAGAAATAAGCAATATTTTTTCTTTTCCAATTAAGCCGACAATTATCGACTTTAATTCACTTAATGGTATTACTGGGTTATTTGGAGAAAACTATAACGGTAAGTCTAATGTAATTAAAGCAATTGTTTGGGGTCTTTATAAGGAAATATTGGGTGGAGGTGACCCTAAGTTCCTTGTTAATTTATATACAGAATCTAACCAAGGATATGTAACTGTTTATTTAAATATAGATGGCAAAAAATTTAAGATTCATCGTACTGTAAAAACAACTAAACATAAAGACGGAAAGATATCAAATTCATATGGTATAAAATATCAATCTTTAGAACTAGGTTATGATGGTGATGGTGACTTAGAAAGTGAGTCTTGGGAGAATGAAAAATCAGACAAAGCAACAGCGGAGAAAAGAGAGGTTGAAAGTTTGGTTGAAGAAGCTATTGGAGATGTGGATGATTTTACAAAAGTAACACTACAGGTTCAAGGAGGTAAGGATGATTATATAAATCAAAGTCAACAACCTAAAAACTCATTAATAAGTAGGTATTTAGGATTAGAGGCATATAAAATGCGTTATGAATATGCTAATGAGTATTTTAAGGAGATAAAAAAGAAGCAAAAAGAAATTGGAGCTAAATTAGAAATCGAATTAAAGCTTACTGATTTAGAAAAAGATAAATCAGAAAAAGATATTATGCTTGAAAGATTGAAGTTAGACAAAGAAGAGGTTTCAAAAAACAAAGAAAATATAGAAACTGACGTTCTAGAACAAACTAAGAAGTTAGAAAAAATAGAACAATTAAAATATAGCGATTCTTCTGTGGTAAATAATTTACTTAAGCAAGAAGGGGAAAATATAGATAAATACAATAATGCTATTAAGGAGCTTGAAGAATGGTTATCTGTAAATTTCAAAAAAGAATTACCATTTAAAGAAGGCGAAACAGAAGAAAGTGTATCAAAAGAGCTAACATCCGTACAATCTGTTTTTAAGACAGAAAAAGATGATTATGTAAAAATAGATTCTTGGTTAAAAGAAAATGTAAAAAAATACTTACCTAACATTGACGGTTTAGATGAAAAAATAATATCACTTAGAGAAGAAGTAACAGGTTTGCAAAATCAACTTCCAACACTTCGTGGTAAATCTTGTCCGACTTGCGGAAACATTCAACAAAAGGCGGATCCAGAAAAAGAAAAAGAATGTTTGGCTAGTATAGAATTAAAAAAAGAAGAAATTGCCACTTTGCAAGGTAGCATAAATTCTTATAATGATATCACAAAGCAAAATTTAGCAATTGATGGTCAGACTGAAAAAAAGAATAATATTGCCGATTCGTTAAAAAATAGAAAGGAAAAAATAGACTTACTTAAAGATAGGTTATCTCTTTTTGAATCTATGAAAGAAATTATAGAGCACAATAAAAAAGTTGAAGACAATTCTTCTAGATTAGAAAAGGGTAGATCAGTAAAGTCACAAGCGGAAAAAAACATAGAAACATTAAGTGAGAATTTATTGAAGATTTCTGAAAACAAACAAAAAGAAAGTAAAAACAAATCTATTCAAGAATATATAGATTCACAAAGTGAACTTATAAAGGCATATAAATTAACACTATATGGTATAGATAAAAGTATTACTGAAGTATATGGAGATATTAGAGTTTTGGAGTCTGATATAAAAATAAACTCAGAAAAATTAGATTCTATAAAAGAAGTAGAGAGAATGTTTAAAAAATATTCAATTTATTTACAAGCTATGCATAGAGATGGAATTCCTGCTTTAATTATTAGAAAAAAACTTCCTATAATAAACAGTAAGATAAATTCTATATTACAACAAATTGTAGAGTTTAAAGTTGAATTAGACATTCTTCCTAATGGAGATATATTTGAGTATTTCTATTACAGTGAAGATAAGTCAGATTCTCTTCCTTTACAATTTTCTTCTGGGGCACAAAAATTTGTAGCATCAATAGCAATTAAGGATGCTTTACATTTTATTAGCACACTTACAAAACCATCTATGTCTATTATAGATGAAGGGTTTGGTACGTTAAGTGGCAGACTTTCTTTAGAGATTGTAAATATTTTACAATATTTAAAGAGTAAACATAAGACTGTAATTTTTGTCACTCACAAAAATGAAATTAAGGACTTTGCTGATAATATTATAGAGGTAACAAAAATAAAGAAAGGTATTCCTCAAGAAGTTTTAGAATCAAATCCTGAAGCAGGTGTGACAACTTTATCTATATCATAATGCAAGACGAATACGAAGATAACCCAATAGAAGAAAATCCTTCCGAGTTCATAAAAAGAGCTGCAAAAGAAAGAGCTTTAAAAATTAGAATGGAGGCGTATGAAAAAGAAATGCTTCAGCGCCAAGCCATTCAATCAATTGTAGATAGAAAGATTAGAGATAATCAAAGAAAAGCGCAAGAGCAAAAAAAAATAAAAACAATTGAAGATGCTCTTAAAAAAGGAGACAAAATAAGATGGGAAATAGTCAATAACGGACTGCTAAAAGGATTTGTAAAAAATATGCTTATTTTTGAAATAAAAAGAGGATTTTCAATATATAATTTATATGTAAAAAATAAATCTTTTTTATCAGAAGGGTCAAAGTTAGGCTATACTTCTTGTTCTGCAAATTTAGAAAGCATAAAAGGTAAAGCAGAAAAATTATTGATTATTTAAACTTTTGGTTCTTGATTTGGCTCTGTTTGGTTTTGAATAGAGTCTTGGTACGCCTTTGCTTTTGCAGGGCTATAGCTAGCCATCATAGATACCATTGCACTATCTCTTTCTTTGTAACCTGGTAGCATTTCGCTAAAGAAGTTATCTGTAAGCCACATACTTTTAATATTAGACACTTTAAAAAGTCTCCAAACATCTTGTGCCTCTGCACTTCTAGAGCCTGTTTCTCTTGCTACTTTTTCAGATTGCCCAGCTAAGTGATATCCTCTAATTACAAGATTTCCTTTTTCATCCACACCCATTGCCACAGGCCAAATAATTCTGGATTTTGTTGTGGGCATTTTATATTTTTTGTTGTTGGATTGAAAGTTTAACCCTACTTCACGACCTTGTTCTATAGCCTGTTTCATAGATTCAGCGTTAAATCCAAATCGTTCAGAACTCTTATTCATAGCAGATGTTTTTTCGGCTACACTCATTGCTTCATCTAGCGGTATTAAACCAGCCAGCTCTTTGAGTCTATTTTTATATGATTCGCTAAGTAACATCTTTAATAAATATGTCCAAAAAACTTATTTTTACGCTATTTTTTTGTATATTTGTAAATTATGGTAATAGAAAAAGTAATAGATAAAAATGATAAAAAAAAAGAAAACACAAATAGAAGGCATATAAGCTTTAGTGAATTTTCTTTATTTAATCAATGTGGTCACAGGCATTTGCTTGAAAAGCATTTGGGCATCTTGCAACAACCATTGTCAATTCATCTTTTTTTTGGTAATGCAATTCACTCATCTATAGAATTATCTCTCAAAGAGAAGTGGTCAATAAATCAAAGAATAGACTATTTCAAAGCTTCATTCTCCAAAGATATGATGGATAATATGAAAGATACGAATGATTACAAATTAAACTTTCATCATTTTCTTATACAAGGAGAGAATATATTAAAATTTTTGGATTTAAATAAGATACTAGATGAATATGATTTAGTTTCAGTTGAAGAACCTTTGTATGAAAATATTTTTTCAAGGTATTTTTTTAAAGGTTTTATAGATTTGGTTTTAAAACATAAGACCACAAAAAGATATAAGATTTTGGATTGGAAAACATCAGGTGAAGATTGGGATGTAAAGAAAAAGAAAAAAGATGAAATATTTTTATGTCAAATGAGATTTTATAAATTCTTTTGGTCTAAAAAAAATAACATAGCTTTGAGTAATGTAGATTGTTCATATGTTGTATTGAATAGATTGAGAAAAAAGAAGGATCCCAACTCTTATCCTGGAAATATACAAACAGTGGATATAAATTCAAGCGAGGATGAAATAAAATATTCACTTGAGAAACTAGCTAAGTCAATTCGTATGATTCATATAGAAAAAAAATTTCCAAAGGTGAAGTTTACAATGAGTGAAAGAATGGGCTGTATGCTTTGTCCACTTAAAGGCGGAAAGCATCCAATGTGTGATTCTTCTGATAAACAACATAAAAAATTATTAATAGAATATAAAAAATAAATTATGGCTTATTATACTAAACAACAGGTATCTGATTATATTAAAGATGTTTTGCAAAGAGCAAAAAATAGTGAAATCAGAGTAATGGTTAATCTAGAGGAGTGTGCTAGAAAACTTGGAGATGAAGAAGATTTAATTCCTATGTTTTGGGTTGAGATGCAATCAATTGAAAGTAGTGGAAATATGAATGTGAAAATGGAAGGTTCTGTTTTTGTAAAAATAGAGTTTGATTTATATTGTGACGATAGATATGCGATTGACTGCTATCAAGCAACAAAAGAAGGTGTTCCTGTGTATGAAATTGTGAAAAAAAGAAACGAAGAAACTGCTAGTGTAAGAAGTATTTCCGAGGAAGAGAAAGCGGAAGTAGCAAATAAATTAAAAGATTCATTAAAAAACCTTTCAAACAATTCCTAATATGGATTTGAACGAATTAGAAAACCTAAAAAACTTAAGCGAACTTGATTTGTTATATAAAATAATCGAGGTTGCTGAGGGTGCAAAAAAGAGAACAGAGCTTGTTTTGCATAATAATCACGCTGCTGGTGTTGATGTTAGAAAGACATTACAAGATATTAGACTTCTTTCTTTAGTTATGAGAGATCAAATACAGAGAAGAGATAGAAAGAGAAAAAAACAACCTCTAAATGATGAATCTGCAATAGACAAAGCAGTTAAGGCAGAAATCTTAAGACTCAAAAAAGAAGATGAGAGAATTAA